TTCAAGATCGCCTAAGCCTCGCAAGTGTTGACGTAACGCTATATGCGGCAGGTGCGTGTAAGTTTGTTAATGTTTACGCGCTCGATTGGTTTTATAAGCAGAGTAGAAAGCAGAGACCGCAGAACGGAAATGTCCCATCCTGGCGAAGATTGGCCTGTTCGCCCTGGATGGGGTTGTATGGAGTGTGCCCGAAGCCAGGCGTTGCTACTTTGCGTTTTTTGAACACAGGTCGTCACCGCAAGCCCTTCAATGCCTATCGCACGTCGCAAAGCAATTTGGCTGAGGTCACACCAGCAATAACCGCCGTCGCGCCCGCCGCATCATTAACTGCGCAGGTGATCCGCACGTCCAGGATGTCGCCTGGAGACAGCCCAGATGGAGTCACCACGAAATCGATGTTGGCGAACGTGAGACTGTTCATGGTGGTAGCAGCCGTCGACACAAGGTCAGAACCGATCGCGTCGTCAGGATCGTCCTGGAGCTTGAAGGCTTCGCAGTCCAGCGTTGCCGTCGTATCAGCGACCGTCGTAATCATGCCCGCTCTGAACCGCAGCGTGACGCTTTGGCCAGCCTGATAATCCCACGGCAACTGGACAAGCACGCGAGCCCGCTTGTTCGTCGCGCCAGCCGTCTTGAGATCTTCCGAACGAAGCGAGGGCGTTGCCGTTCCAAACGTGCCACCGACCAAACCAAGATCGTCTGTCGCTGGCGTTCCAGGCAGGACCGTCTGCATGGCATCCCACACACGGAAATCCGTTAGCGGGATCGGGAAAGGTTGCAGTTCCGCCAGAGCCAGAATGTTGGCCTTGGCTATTGCTGGGGTTAACGAGCCGTTCAGGCGGATCGACCCCGCCACGATCAGATCCCCTGGAAGCGATACTGGTGACGCCATTTTCTTTTCCTTTGCAAACTGTTTACGTTACGCTAAAATAAAACGAGCCAAAGCAGTCGTGGTGGACCGCCCTGGCTCTATATCACAATCCAACTTAACAGGAGTTGAACTATGTCTACGGACAATTCTATCCAGTTGCCGACCAACGTCAAAGACATCACTGGAAAGCCATTTGGCGATCTTACGGCTATCAGCTACGCTGGTACCAATCTTGGAAGCCAATCTGGAGCATATTGGCTGTTCCGCTGCAAATGCGGAGTCGAGAAGGTTCTTAACGGACGTTCCGTTCGGTCTGGAAGCATTCAGTCCTGCGGATGCAGTAAGCTCGCTGCGGATGGCAAGTCTAACTCTGCCGAATATCGCGTCTGGCATGGCATGAAGCGACGGTGCTACGAAACTGGTAGGCGCGACTACAAATACTACGGTGGGCGAGGAATCACGGTTTGCGAGCGATGGCGCAGTTCGTTTGTTAATTTCTTCACCGACATGGGACCGAAGCCGTTTCCTGAGGCAACAATCGAGAGGGTCGATAATGACGGCAATTACGAAAAATCCAACTGCAAGTGGGCGACACAAGAAGAGCAGAAGCAGAATACACGCAATGTCCGCAAGCTCACCTATAACGGTGAGACGCTTAGCATTGGCGAGTGGGCTAAGAAGCTTGGTATTGATCGTTCTACCCTCCGCCTCAGACTCGATAAAGGATGGCCACTTGATGAAGTATTTTCACGAGAAACATCTTTTGTGCCTCGTAGCAAGACGAGGATGCTCACATGCAACGGGGAGACGCTCCCCATGCGGGCGTGGGCTCGCAGGCTCAGGATCGTGCATTCCACTATTGCCAAGCGAATCGATAAACAAGGCTGGACTATGGAGCAAGTTGTTGACCATTACAGTAAGGAGTGATTGTAGGCTTGGTGCGTGTTAGGGTTGGAGCCAGCCGCCGCCCGAATCAGCTAAGCCGCTGATCATTCTTGTCATATCTTCCCAAGCTGGCCCGATGTCCTCACGTTTTTCTACGAACGAATACAGCCCGATCAGTAGCTTGTTGCGTTCATCGAGTTGGTAGGCCATCAGCTTGCGGTTTTCGTCGGCAACCGACTGCCAGCCAGTCAAACGCTTTACGGCAGTATCGAGTCTCTGGGCGATGGCTTTGTGCTTGTGCTCGGCGAGCGTGTTAGCGTTCTGCATAAGCAGACTGGAGAATCGTTCCTTGCCGCCCAGAACACCTGTGAGCGCTGTCTGTAGTTGTTGCAGGAGGATATCTCGCTGCGACATCTCTGCGCGTGTTACGGTTTGCTTGGCTGTGTGCTGACGCTCGACGGCTTCCACGAACAACTGCTTGATCTGCTGCAACTGCTCATACGTTCTATGAGTCTCAGTGTTCGCCCATTTCGCGTACACATCCCGCAACTGGTAAACCCTGTCCGACGATTCAATCACTCTCTGGCGAACTTCCTGAAGCTGGGCGTATAGCCGAGTCTGAACCTCGATCCCGAGTCGTTCGCTGGCATCCTTGGCAGCGAAGATAGCCTGTTTGCCTGCCAACACCCGATTGCGAGTCTCTTGGAGCAGTGCGTAAACACCACTGATAAGCGAAGCCTGGTACCGCAGAACTTCCTGTTGAACCGTGTGGACTTGGCTCTTGCCGTCCAGCGTCCGCGTGCGCATACCAACCTGCTGTTCGTACAGCCGCTGCTCAGCGTCGATCGTCTGCTGTCGCATGGCTCGCTGCTGCTCGTACAGCTTGTGCTCGTTATCCATAACCTGAGCGCGCATGCCTCGCTTCTGTTCATACAGCTTGTGCTGATTGTCGAACTTCTCGCGATTCAGCCGATCATTGAGTAATTGGATCTGCTCATCTCGGTCGCGATGGTTACGCTCCGTAACGTCTGCTGCGAGTGCTGATGTATACAAGCCACGAGTGGTCAGCATTTGCAACTGCACTGACAGGCGAGCCGCGAACTCCTCGTTTATCCTGGCGAGTTCGGTCGCCCCCAATCCAGTTAAGAAACCAGTCGCGCTTGCATCGTGCGTTAAGTAATCGCTAGCCAGTAAGTCCGTTATGCCTCTGGTTTCCGTAGCGTGCGACGTGTAGTCAGGACTCAGGAAGTTGATGATAGCCCTGGTTGTTGCCGCCTGTGTCGTGTAGTCGCTACTCAGCAGAGCAAGCACGGCTGCGTAGTCGATCGCGTGAGCACTAACCAGTGAACCAGCAGTCGTCCTGATCGTTCCTAGGTCTGTTTCGACGGACGTGTAGTCACTATCGAGCAATGTTAGAATCGCACCCACATCCGACACGTAAGAACTGACGTTGGCCGCCACGTTTGCCAGCAGAGTGTCAATGTCGGCAACGTGAAGGTTGTAGTTCGCTAGAAGCGAATCAAACTGCTGGGAGTAATCGGCAACGTGATCGTCTAACACCGAACCCAGCGAACTTACTTCATCCAGCACTGTGGCTAGGTGCGCGGTGACGTTCTGCTGCAACTCCGTAAGCCGATCGTCGTAGTCAGTGATGTATGCCTGAAGGCTAGCCTCTTGTTCCGCCAGCAAGTTGCCGATGGTGACCGCATTGGCCGCCGCATTAGTCTCCAGTTCGTCCAGCCGCGAATCCATCACTACCAGCGCCACCTTAGCCTCTGCGGCATCAAGGGCGAGCTGCGACTGATTGTCTGCGATCAGCGATTCAATCGCAGTCATGTAGGAATCGAGGTCGGTCAGGAACACGCCAGCCTGCGCGTTCTGCTCTGCCGTCTGCGCATTGAACTGATCGTGCGAGCTGTCGATCATCTGCGTCCAGTTGACCATTACCTCGTTGTAACGGACCTGGTTGGCTTCCCGAGCTTCGTTGGCAGCAATCGTGTAGCTGTTGCACAGGCTCAGCAGCACGTCTTGAGGCTTCATGCCTTCCCGAGTGAGCGCGAAGTAGTTGGTCGGCGGAACCGTCGTTGTGTCTTGAGTGATGCCAGTAACTTCGTACCCTTGCGCAACCAGCCACCCCATGACGTTCTCTGGAACCTGGGTGACCGTCTGCGTGCTCCACCAGACACCTAAATATGGATTGGTAACGGCAGGCAGAATGATCGGGCTTTGTCCAGGGCTTTGCTCTGGTACGTCTGGTATCGTCATTTCATCTCCACTTTCCACTTGGTTCCATGAAACACACGGCACCTTCCCATGCCCAAGCACCGCTAGCTGATAGCAGCAGGATCATAAACAGCCCTCTAGCGCGAGGGTAGTTTCGATGACTGACTCCAGCCGCCCATCGCCCGCTGCTGTGTATGTTCGATGGCGATGTTCCAGCCACCAATGCCTCGATAGCCGCTTTCGCGTTTGCACTTACCTGTTCCGCTGTGTCGGCCACTAAAACACGCCAGGTCACATCGGAGCTGCCAGCCGCGGTAATGCCATGCAACCGCAGTAGTCTCCCGTACGTCTCGCCGTCATTCATCCGTATTGGACCCAGCGCAACGTGCGAGCCAGCGTATCCCACCTTGAACGGCCAGAACCCTTTTAGCTCCGTTTCGAACAGCCAAGACACTGCTGCCGTAGGAATGTGAATCGCAACTGTCTGTGTTGCATGGTCATACTCCAGCACCGTATCGACATCCGTAACACCCGTTAGCTCCTGGGGTATTACATCGTCGGACAGGGCTTGCAACCCGTCTCCGCTGGCTGACACCGTATAGAGTCCATGCGACGACAGGAAGTAGTACCTATCGAGATGATCGCGACACCATGCCCTCGGACCAACCATGCCCACATCGCGTGAAACGTTCTGCAATCGACCCTCTGCGGTCGGATCGCCCTGCACCACCCAAAGCGAACTGCTGGTCGCAGCCAGCATGTAGGCATCCTTGTGCGGGACTAAAGCAGTGATGCTTCCGCCCAGTTCCCCAGCCTCAGATAGCTGGATCAAGAATGGACGCCCAACGTCGCTTAGGTCTGCGCTCATAGACCAGTCGGTGTACGTTCCTTGCCGACTGGCATAGATCGCCTGGCTGACTGGGCGAATGAAGCGATCGCGATAAATGCAGTCCGCTCCATGGGTACTGCCTGGTGCTGTGTTGCCTGGAGAGGCAACAACTGTTCCGCTGCTGTGAAACACCCCAACATGCTCAGCCGCGGCAGTCGGGGTGAACGAGCCGCCGCGCAGGCGACCAATCAGACTGTCTTCAGTACGGACATTCAGCGACCAAGGCGAGGCGTACCGTTCCCGCTTGCCGACTTCCTGACGAAACGAAAGTCGGCGGTTAACTCCAGCGGGAAATACAAGTTCCTTGGTCGCCACGTCATACCCGATTAGGACAGAGAAACAGAGCCTGTGTTGACCAAGATCTCCCAACGGAAGCCCGTCGTGTGAGAAACAGAAATCAACTCCAGTTGGTCGCCAACGTCTGCAAATACTGCCTGAGTATTGCCAGCAACGTTGAATCCATTGGAAGCCGTAACCGTGCAGTCGCCGCCATCTGTTTTCAACCGTAGCGTGAGACGATTGCCTACCTTCGTCGGATTGGCAAGCGTCCGCGCCTCAGCGGCAAGAGTTACCAGTTCACAGACCTGCAAATCTTCCATTGTCTGAATGATTTTACCTGCGCCTGGATCTGCCAACGCATGGTCAGCATCCTTGATGGTATTCAGAATTCTATGGGCATTTCCCGCTGGCATGACTAACTCCTTAAAATAACGTTTTTAGTTGTAAATCGAAAAACTTAGTACGGTGACTGGTTAATCAGGATCGCTTCAATCGACCCAATCCCGCCGCTGCCGCCTTGGGCAACAGCGACTTTGATACGCTCGTCCTTGATCGGAATGTACTCGCTTGGACTGGTGGCCTCTGCTCCGTCTGCTACAGCATTGAGCAATGCTCGCGGATTGAAGACCACCATGCTAGCACCAACATCGGCTTTCGTCAGAATCGGAATCGCGCGATCTTCGGTGGTGATGGTTAGGTCTGCCCCGGCAGCTATCGTTCCTGGCGTGTATATAAGGCAAGCCAGAAATCCGTTTAGCTTTCGATTCTCGCCGTGCGACAGAAATACCTCTGCTTCGCCACTGGCGTTTGTAGTGATAGTTACCTTGGCCGATGAAAACATAATCTCGTCTCGTGTTTTGTGATGCTCGTTACAAGTTGGTTTACGCAGCTAGTGGATTTTGCAATAATAGCGAGCGGCACCGCAGTTCGAGCTGCGATTCCGCTCTAACCACATTTCTTTCAGACAAAGGTGCAGAAACATGGCTAATGCTGATTCTATCGCGATTCCTTCGCGCCGGGTAAAAGACTTGACTGGAAAGATCATTGGGCGATGGACCGTTCTTAACTATGCCGGACTGAACAAGCAGGGTGGTGCCATGTGGAACTGCCGATGTGAATGTGGCACTCTTCGCACTGTGCATTGTGGCAGCCTTAACTGTGCTCGCAGTACAAGCTGTGGATGTCTTCGCAATGCACTTAATCGTGTTCGCCCAATCACGCATGATAAGTCTAGGTCGCTTGCATACCGTTCGTGGAGTGCGATGCTGACACGATGCTACAACCGCTGCAATGAAAACTACCAGAGGTATGGTGCGCACGGCGTTCAGGTGTGCGAACGATGGCGAGCGTCGTTTGAGGCATTTTTTGAAGACATGGGGCCGAGACCATCTACTCGACACAGCATTGATCGCTATCCAGACCAGAGTGGCAATTACGAGCCTGGCAATTGTCGCTGGGCTACTCCTGACCAGCAAAACCGCAACAAGCGGAATAATGTGATGCTGACATACAACGGCGAAACCTTGTGCATGGAAGACTGGAGCGTTCGCACTGGGATTGACATCAGCACACTCCGCTCTCGGTTGACCAGAGGCTGGACGATTGACGATGCGATTACTCGTGCTATTGGCAATGGTCGTCATAAATCCACTCCGCCAAAAGAGACTCTCCCGATTCGAGACTCTCGCAGTCGGTAGGAGTCATACAGCCCTGCTCGTCCAGTTCGCGAACCGTCCGCACCTAAACTTGTAGGACTGGAACGCTCTTGATCTGCTAGGATCGCCAGCGGCAGCAAATCCTGAAAACGACGTTCATGCGTATTTTCTCGCTCCTCAAAATTGTGCTCAGCCGACGCTAGGCACGCTTCCAGGATGCACTGGCTCAGCATCTCGCCACCAATGGGATAGAGGTTCGTCTCGCTAAGCAAAACTGGTCTCAGAATCATTGGCACCCTGAGCGTGTAAACCTGATCAGGCGCCGGGTACAGTACCAGCACTTTGCGACTCCCGACTGTGGGATCGAACGTTGTCGTCCTGACCGAATAGAACACTGGACGGTCAAACTCTGGGTTGTTTCCTTCGAGCTGGCGAATCGTCGAGTCGTGCCTCCACTTCACTGGAGGATACCATTCGTCTGGGCTTGGGTAGTACGTCAGGTCGCTATCATTCGCCACTGAGTCGAATGCAGCATCCAGCGGTATTTCTGGTCTAGCCAGTTGGTAGCTCGAAGCAGTGGCAATCGTTATAGATGTCGTGTCAAGCGTGATCTGAGTATCACTGTCTCGACTCGCCACTGAGTAATACCGACTATTGACTTCCAGTACACCAGAAGCCGCCCATGACGGAAATGTCCCACTTGTGAGCGTTACCACACCTGCCGCGATTGTGATCGTGCCCGTGGCATACGGCGAAGTAGTACTCACATCAGCCACTGGGCGAAGAAACGACCAGTCGTGCGCGGAGTAAACACGTCGCATTCCGTCGTGAATGCAGTCCTCAATATCCGAAGTTTGATCGTCTGAAAAGTCGGTTCGAATTCCATACAGATATTTGCCAACACGTTCCAGCAGGCTGTAATAGCTAATGCCCCAACTCGCGCTAGCTGCGCCAGATGAGCCGCTTTGCAAGGAC